CAAAGAAAATGGCGGTTGTAGAACCTGAAATGATGGGAATTGAACGAGTTTGACCAGCAAATACCTGACCACCGATCAAATTGATCGGTCTGAACCCATAGGGTCCGTCTACGGTAGGATAAGCCATTTAAAACTCCTAATTAAGTTTAGTTACCTTTTCCAAAAGTCACCGTGGATTTCTTCTCATTAAAGAGAGGCATCCTTGGGTCATTCTGGCGCATTAAATTATTGTCTACAGCGTCCATCTGATTTTCGGCTTGAATTCGGTAATGTTTATTACGTTGGTCAACGAACTCTTCTGGAGTTTTGCAAAGCAACAATCCGCCAATCTCAATGTTGTCCTTAAAACGACTATTGGGATCAACTAGCAGTTGGAATTTGGGTTGTTCTTCTAATGCTACAGGCTCCCAACCTTCTCTTAGTTTCCCAGAGAGATTACGGGGGTCCGCCTGATTTAGCGTTGAAGTACGAATCCATCTATACGCATACCCAGCCTGTTTATCAGGCTCAGGGAGCAATTCCGCTGGCGCCCACTGCGTAGGACGTTCGCTTGTTGCACGGGTATCTAGTTCGCGAGCAAGTTTGTTTGTTGCCATTTTAAGCCTCCAGTTTTTGCATTTCCCGAGCATATTGCTCAGGGGTTAAGCCAAGTTTTTTAGCTAACGCCACTTGACTTGCTTTTAGCACAATTCTTTTTGACGCCGTGCTACGCGTTGCTGGTGCTACTACTGGTGCCGATCTGGCTTCAGTGCGCTGATTGGGCTTGTCGCCCCCAACCTGCGTTTCTACTTCTAATTCGTCCGAAAAATTTTCGGGAAATCTTTTGCGCATAGTGTTATCTATACGTTTGAAATACTCTTCGCTACCAATATAACCTTTACCAAATTCTTTTTCAAGCTTTGCATGCGTACCCAAAGCCAAAGCAGTCATTTCTTCATCGGGTCCGTACCAAGTATTTCTTTCAAGCCACTTAGAAGTTAACGGATCAATTTTCGGACTTTCTTGAGTCTGAGTCGTTTGTTGTGGTATTTGTACATCATCTTCTTCGATTTGTAAAGAGGGTTTAAAGTTTTTAGCCCTATCTTGTTTTAAGCTAGCTTCGGTAAGTTTTTGCTGAGCCTCAACAATTCGATCTGAATCCCCCGAGTCATAAGCATCCCGATAGACTCGTTTTGCCATTTCTAATTCTGTATCGGCGGCATTTTGTACTGTTTCTATATAAGTCTTTTCGCCAGCACTATATTGTTTTTTAAGTCTTTGATTTTCTTGAGAAATTTGTTGTGCAAATCGAATTGCTTCATCTTTCTCTCTTTCTGCCGCTTCTTTAACACGACGTTCGTCATGCCAAGCCTTTTTCATCTGCTCAAGACGCATTTTTACCTTATTGGAATATTCCATAAGGTTGTCATCATCAAGTTCTTTTTTTACTTCATCAGGCAAAGGCTTAGCTTGTCGATCTTCTGCTGGAGTATCGTCTTCTACCTCAATTTCAAATGTTTCTTCTGTATCTACGGGTTTACCCTTAGTTTCTTCTGCTTCGTGAGGAAATTTAAAATCATCTTTTTGAATTTCAGCCATGGTTTATCTCCTAAATAAATTTACGTTTAATACCACGAGGATCTTGGACTACAGCCTCAACAGAGTCATCATTAATAATACGAAACTCACGGTCATGGATAACTAATCTTGTACCAGCATTAGGACGCACCAAAATAAAATCGCCTTTTTTGCACCAAGGTCCATTAGGAAACCTTGTTTTATCTTGATAACAATCTAGACCCATATCAACTACAAATAAAACCGTAGTTAATAACTCATCATGCCTGCGAGTTTCATCCGCTTTAATAAGACCACTGTCAAAAGCTTCTTCAGCCTCTGGAATTGCGCAAAGTATTCTATACCCTTGAGGTATAGGGAGTTGTTTGGCTTTTTCTTCTGCTTCTTTATGCAAAACTGTGCTTAAATCTACTGCTTTTTCTAAATCAATGACGTTAGTCATCAGCGTTCTCCAGATTTTTTGCGAGGTCTAATAAATATGACTCAGCAGTAAGAAGGCCTCGTATCTCACCACAAAGTGCGCGGTATTCTGCGTAATCCTTAGCTGCGCCACTGGAAACGGCATCAGCTAATTGGCTGCGCTTATCTTTGTACTGTTTAAGCAGTACTTCAAGCGTTTTATCCATCAATCACCTTTCTTTTGCGTTCCTTTCGGTACGTTTAATTGCGCCTTTTTATGGGCGATGTCTGTGCCAATTTTTAAACCTTCTAGTTCCATCTTGGCTTCTAGGTCGGCTTTATCTTTGGCAGCTTTAGCTCCAACTTGCATACCAGCAATTTCTTTCTGAGCTTCAATTCGAGATTCTTCAATCCGAATTTGGTCAGCTTTAGCTGCTGCATCAACTTGAAGTTTTTGCTGCTTGAGTTGCAGGTCTGCTTGCTTCAGCTGTAATTCCATCTGTTGCATTTGGACCAGTGGGTCTTGCGCCGCTTGGGCGTTTTGTTGAGCTTGAACCTCTTGTTGGTTCTGCTGCAACATTTGTTGCGCTGCTTGAGCAGCGAGTTGCGAGATTCTGACTTCCAATTCTTCTGGAATGCCTTCCTCTTCGTATTGCTCGTTATCAGGTGGAAGCTCCATACCCATACGCATCTCCATCTGTTTACGATATTCATAAGCAACGTGTTCAGAAATATGAGCAGTCATCGCCGCACCAATTGCTTGTGCTGTTGGGCTTTGTTGAACAAGTTGCATAATCTTAGGATCTTGCATAGCCGACATATGCACCGCAATATGAGCTTGATGATCTTGGTAGAGGAAAGCCTTAACGGGCTTCATATTAAGCATGTTCATATTCTCAGTAACAGGATCAACTGGCTTTTTATCGTCCTGAGTCGGCACAAGTTTGGTGTAGTTTTTGATACCCAACACGTCTAACATCTGCCGATGTAGTAACGGTAAATCATAGAGCTGCGGTGCCGTTTGAGCAAGTTGTAGAGCTGCTTGATACTGCACTACTTTTTGCGACATAGTAGCCGCGTTGGGGTCTGATACAGGTATGACGTTTACTTGGTCATAGTCTGATTTCTTAGCTCTACGACTGCCTTCAATTGGCTCATAGGTATATTCATCAGGGGTATAGTCTGCAATAATTTTCTTTAAGAGCCGGAACTCTTGTTTCATTGCATAGTGGATACGAGCCTGTACTGCACTCATTACTTTTAATGTTCTTTCTAATATCGCAAGCGTGGTTCCTACTGGCGAATTAGCCGACATATCCGATACTTTCATATCCGCAGCGGCTGCAAAACGGCGACCTTCATCAATGATTTGATTCATTAACATGTACAAGGTTTGACTTGGTTCCTTATATGGAAGAGGCAGGATGTTATCCCGCATAGTCCCACTAGGTACATCTACGTCACGGAATTCTCCTGGGGAGATCGGGGTGTCGTCACCTTTAATCCGTAAGCCCCGCGTTTTGAACCCCCCTGGAAGATTAGAAAGAGTGCCAGCATCAACAAGCTGACGAAGAATGCTAGTACCAGACTTAGCAAAAGCCCCAATGAGGTGAATAAGACCAAAACAATAAAAACCAAAACCTGGAATATAACCGTAATGCACGAAATGGTTACGTTTTGCATGTGTTTTATCATCTGGCTCCCAATTCCGTCTAATTGCAAGAACATTACTTGTTCCTTTCTCAATAGTTACCACATAAGGAAGGGCAATACCTGTTGGTTTACCATCATCTTTATGTTCGTGACCGGGAAGGTCTAGATTGACATGCATCTCAAGAAGTTTGAAGCGATCATCTGAAGTGGCTCTAAAGCCCATCTTCTCCGCAATTTTCTTTTCAACTTCATCAAGTGCGTTAACGGGGTCTCCCAAATCAACATCACAATAAAAACCCGCAACTTGCAATCTAATTAACTCGTTCTTGGTCTTACGCATCACATGCGTGACACGTTCAGAGGTTTCTATATTGCTAGCGCCGTAAGGGACAACAATATCCTCTGCAGGCACAAATATAGACGCTTGACGCTCTAAACCTGGATCGTAGTACACTTTTTTAAACGCATTACCTGAAAGACCTAAGCCCCATAACATCCGCTCATGCTCAGGTCTGTATTCTTTCATTACGTCAGTTAACTGGTAGTTCATGTCTTCTTTGACACGTTCTGCCGCATCTTTTTTCTCTGACGTCTCACGCCCGATGATCTCAATCTTGACTGGACCTGCTGCTGGAAACGTTTCCATCATGGTCTCTGACTGAAACTTAACTAGTGCTTCAGAGAGGAGCGGATGGTACACACCGCATGCGCCTTCCCATGGTTCTGTGCGCTCTTCAATCTTCATGCCGAGTAGTTCTAAACCATCAACATAAGTCTGCATCCAATCTCTACGAGAAGAGATATCATCATCAAAGTCAGAAATTAATTGAGAAGCTAAGGACTGAAGATCCTTTTCGTCCATGTACTCCGCTAAGTTTGCAGAAAAGTCTTCTTCAGACTCTTCGTCTGACTCAATGCGAATACTTAACGGTCCAATATCAATTTCAACTGACTCAGGGTCTTCAATAGCAATCTCGATAGGCTCTTCCTCTATGGCTAACTGCTCCATACCTAGCGGTGCTTGATATAAACCTTTTTCAATTGCCATAATTTTGCCTTATACGTTGTAATACCCTTTGTGCCTACGGGACTTGAATGTCGTTGGCTCGTCTTCATAATCAGAATCTAACTGCACAAAGCCGCCACGTCTGAATCTTAACAGGGCTTGAGACATACTGTCCACTAAGTCGTCGTGCTCACCACTAGGAAAACTTGCCACTTCTTCTATAAGTTCTTCCGCCCACTGAGTCTGAGGAACCCAAACTCTCCCAGACGCAAATATATCTGCTACCGCATTTAAACGGGCTATCTTGTCATTGCCCTTGCTTGGGGTGAACTCTTGGACGGGAATACCCATTGCCCTAAGCTCAAATATTAAGGGAGACCCCGCCGCCTTGGCTTCGACAATCATAGCGTCTGGTTCCCACTCTTTATATTCTTCATAAGCCTTTTGCTTTAGTTCTGGAAACTCCATACGCCGTTTGAACGCATTTAAAAGGATGATATTAGCACTAGGAAGCCCTACAGCATTGTCCCGATAAAATACACCCCACGTCGTACAAGCTGAATAGTCTGCTCTTTCTGACTTTAAGAAGGCTGTATCCCATGACTGGATAACAAACTCACACTCTGGGGGGCTATCTTCCTCCCAAATTTTCCACCATTCGCGTTTAACAATTGCCGAGACGTCAGAAGTCGGCGCTTGCATGTACTGAGCCTGCCATTTGCCTGCTGGAAGTTCGTTTTTTAAGGCTAAAAGCTGCTCTACAGGCCAAAACTCAGGCCAAAGTGGCTCTCCGTCGTCAAAAATAGCTGGAAACTCAATAACTTTCCACCCTTCGCCCTCTCTTTGGGCGTCAGCTTTAATAACTTGACCTGTTAAGTCCTTCTTAGACCACCGTGTCATCACTATAATGATCGCGCCGCCTGGCTGCAGACGCTGCCGTGGACCAGATGTGTACCATTCGTACGTTTTATCGTAGATTTCTGGGTTGGTTTCGCTTAATGCTGCCTCTTGTTCTGAATGCGGGTCGTCAATAATGAGAATATCTGCGCCCTTACCAGTGACCGCTCCGCCAACACCGATTGCAAAGTAATCTCCGCCCTTATTAGTTGCCCAACGACCTGCGGCTTTACTATCTGCTTGGAGCCCAACTCCCGGAAATATTGATTTGTATATGTCTGAGTCGACCAAATTACGGACTTTTCGTCCGAAGCCCACAGCAAGCTCAGCGGTATGGGAGGTTTGAATAACTTTCTTCTGAGGATATTTACCCAAAAACCAAGCAGGAAGGAGGTAACTAGCAAATTCAGATTTTGTATGCCTAGGGGGCATATTAATAATAAGTCTCTTACACGTTCCATTTGCTACCTCCTCAAATGCGGCTGCCATCTCCTTGTGGTGGCGACCTTCTATGAACACAGGCCAAACCTTCTTCACAAACGTCATAAACCGTACTTGGGCTAACTCTTTGTTCTGAAGTTTCTCTAACTGCTCTAAGTCTTCTGCGAGCTTTACCTGCTCTCCCTCTGAGAGTAAATGCAGTATTTTAGGTATGTCTTTGAGGGAAACGGTGTCTAGGAGGCTACTCATATTTATTTTTAATTAGCCCTCACTTTTTGCCTTCAGGCTCGTCTACCGTCGCTTCTGCGTTTACCTCTACTGGAGTACCCATATCAACGATGCCTAGTACATCATCTAGATTGTTTGCATTTACTGTGTGCTCCGGGGTAATATCTTTAGCATTCAGTAGGCGCTTGACCCGCTCTTTAATAGCTGTCTCTAGATCGGATGAATTCTTGTAGGTCACAGTTACTTCGGAACGCTCTGTAAATAAGGCTATATCCGAGTGCTTGCCTAGGAGCTCTAATGCTTTGAGTTCAAACCGAGGGTCCCCACAGTTGGCTAGCTCTAGTAGCTTATTGGTAAGCGCCGCACGAACGTCACTCATCTCGGCTGCAATCCGTCCGCTATATACACGCAAAAACTCCCGTGCAGCAAATGCAACAGGTGGAGTAGATAAAGCAGTTTTATCCTGAGTCTTCACGGCTTTATCTAGAAGACTTGCCGTTTTTACTGCGTCTTCTTGGGTGATCTCAGGGGGAGGACCAAGTTGTTCTAAGAGATCTTGGGTATTGGCAACGACTGCGAGCTCTTCCGCAAAAGACGACGTCTCTACATCCGCCGTGTCGTACGGAGGAGGAATGTCCTTGGTAGGCTCAATATTAATTGTCATTGCAGGGCGTAATACAAATAAATGCGCTCCAGTTTCCCGCAATATAGCACAGAAAATTTAAATAACAAAAGCGGAGTATGACGTCAAAACCCTACAAATTGGAAAAACACCTCGTCTTAGGTGCTGTGTACACGTTCAACTTGTACCGTCCTACTCCTATCCACGTGCCGAACTAAGGGCAGTATATCAAGGTGGGGTACTAACGGTCCTAGATATGTGAATCCAAATCCGCTTTCCCCCGTGCTCACGTGAAGAGCAAGAAAATTATATTTGAAAAATATACCCCCCGGGGGATATGCAAATAAAAAAGGTATGGGGGGTGTTTCTATGTTCCACGTGGAACAAAGCTTGCGAATATTTAAGTAGGGGGAGGGGAGATAGTAGGCCAGGCGTAAGCATAGGGAGTTT